ACCGATCGTCGACAAGCTGACCGCTTCCCCGAACGGCGCCAAGCCCTCCTAATCCTCCGGGTCCAAGCCAGGGGTAAGGGCGTACTCGTAGACGCTGGCTTCTTTTCACTGGAGCGCCGCCCGGAATACCTTGCGCAAAGAGTCAACTTGCCTCATACTTGACTCTGCGTTAAGTATGGACACCATCAATGGCTTCGGCTCCGATTCCGAGCGTGCCGCATTCCTCAAGACTCACCGCGGCATTCTGAGCCGCATCGCCGAGCGGCTCCACATGTCGACGGCGGCCGTCTCGAGGACGTATCACGGCATCACCAGGGAGACCAATCCCCACATTGTCGAAGCCATCGCTGAAGCCATCGCTGAAACGCGGAAAGCAAAGAAGAGGTGAGGTTGAATGGCTGATCAAGAACAAGCCCTGGTGCGCTCCGGCGGAGACGTGACGCGCAACCAGATGGGGGAAGTGACCCAGCGTACCGCGGTGGACGTTGCGGCCGCGACCCAGGTGGCGCATGCCCAGGCGGTGGTGCAGGCCCGGTACGTGATGGCGATCCAGCGGCCGCGCAACGAGGCGCAGTTCCGCTCGAAGCTGATGGAGGCCGTGGCCGATCCCGAGTTTGCGGCGCTCTGTGAGTACCGCAGACCCGTGGGGAAAGAGAAGAACGCGCAGGGCAAGTGGGTGGATAAGATTGCCACGGGGCCCACGATCCACCTGCTGCGGTGCGCGTTGAGATTGTTCGGCAACAACTCCAGCGAGCCCGCGATCATCACCGAGACGCCCGACCTGCGGATCGGCGCCGTCACGATCTCCGACTATGAGACGAATTTTCACGTGGTGAGGACGTACTCGATCGAGAAGCGGATCGAGAAGCGCGGCTACGAGAACCGGCAGACCCACAAGCTCGAGCCGCCCGCGGGCCGCGAGATCCTGGGTACGCGCCTGAACACCGAGGGCGAGGAAGTCTACGTCGTCCGCATGACGCTCGACGAGCTCAGGAAAGAAGAGCTCCGGCAGACGGCCCTGGCCAAGCGCGCCGCGGCCGAGGAGTTCCTGCCCAGGCATACCATCCGGGCGGCCCTGCTGCGGGCGGTGCAGATCACCAAGGAAGCCGACGCCAAGGACCCGCAGGGCGCCAAGAACAAACTGATCGACGCCTTTGCCGAGCTCCGCATCATGGCGCTCGACCTCGAACAGTACCTGGGGCATACCCTCGACCGGCTCTCCACCGAGGAGCTCGGCGACCTCCGCGGCGTCTGGACGCGCCTCAGCAATGAGGAGGCGACCTGGGAGGAGTGCCTCCGCGAGCGCAATCCCACCGGCACCAGCGAGGACGCTGAGAAGGTGAAGGCCGAGAAGCTCGCCGCACTGCGCGCCGGGACGCCGGAGAAGCCTGAGCCGAAGTCGGCCGAGCAGGCGGCGACCGGAACGGTAGTTGCGCCGGTGGACGCCCCCGCTGGCGATCCCCGCTTCATCACCGTCGATCAGGCGCAGGAGTTCGCCCAGATCATCCACGCTAACAACCTCGACGACGAGCAGATCCAGAAGCTCGTGAAGGCCGGGGGCGCCGATCGCTACGACCGGATGAAGCCGGAGCTCTACCCGGCCGTGCTGCTCATGGCCAAGGGCACCAAGGGCAAAGGGGGGAAGAAATGACCCGGCGCCTGAAGAGTGTTCAAATCAAGAACATCAAGGGCATCGAATCGCTCGCCTTTGAGACCGGCGCTGTTACCATCCTGCGGGGGAGGAATGGCGCCGGGAAAACCTCTGTGGTCGATGCGCTCCTGGCCGTGTTCGAAGGGGGCCACGACCCGGACCTGATCCGCCGCGGAACCAAGGAGGGCTCAGTCCTCCTCTCTTTGGACGACGGCGTGACGATCAAGAAGACAATCAAGCCCGAACGGTCTACACTTGAAGTCCGCACGGCTGATTCCGGCAAAGTCAACGCGGAAGCGACCTACGTCAAAAAACTCACCAGCGGCCTCCGCTTCAACCCGGCCGCGTTCATCTCAATGTCAGGGCGGGAGCGGGCCGCAGAGCTCGCCAAGGCCATGCCAGTCCAGTTCCAGGGGACCGAGGTGAACGCGGCCGCGAACGAGGCCATCCTGGCCGACCAGGAGGTGATCGACCAGCGGCGCCTCGACGAGATCCGCAACGGGCGCTACGCCTCCAGGACCGACGTACGGCGCGAGCAGGACGCCGCCGAGGGATTCATTATCGAGACCGAGCGGAACCTGCCCACGGGCACGCCAGCGTCCTGGGCGGGCGTCGTAGAGATGCTCCGGGTCCAGGTGGGCGATGCCAAGGCCGCCCTGGAGAAGGAGCTCGCCGAGGTGGAGCGCAAGGCAATCGGTGTCGTCAACGGGATGCGCGACACCCTGGACGAGAACCTCGCCGTGCTGAAGAAGCAGTACGACGAGGCGGTCGCCACGCTCAACTGGAACTACAACTCCGGCCAAGCAGAAGTGGTCAAGAGCATGGAGGCCGAGAAGCACGATCTCCGGGCCTCCGCCGCTGCCCAACTCGAGGACCTGACCCAGAGCTTGGGCCAAGCCGAGGCTTCCCTGGCCGAGCAGAACCGGGTCGAAGGCCAGCGCGCCCAACTCGAGAAAATGCGTGTCTCGGCTCAGAAGCTAAACAAACGCTGGAACCAACTCGACACCGCGGTCAAGGGCCTGGACCGCCTGAAGTCCGAGAAGCTCGCGACACTTCCCATTCCTGGCATCGAAGTGCGGCTGGACGAAAAGAACATGCCCGAGGTCTACATCGATAACGTGCCCTGGCCGCATGTGAATAAATCCATGCAGTGCAAAGTCGCGATCACGATCGCCGCGCAGGCCCTCGGCGAGCTCCCGCTCATGGTGTTAGATGAGTCCGAGGTGCTCGACGCCGAGAATATGATGTTACTAACAGCCTCGGCGAAGGATCTGGGCATGCAGATCATCCTGGCGCGCGTAGAAAGCGGCGCTGAGTTACAGGCGGTGGAGGCTTGAAAGCTATAACTTTGCATCAGCCTTTTGCGACCCTAGTTAGTATAGGTGCGAAGAAATACGAAACCCGCACGTGGGCCCCCGAGGACTATCGGGGGCCGCTCGCCATCCACGCCGGAAAGAAGACCGACGAGCTCCCGCTGTTCTGGGATGAGTCGTTCTGCGAGGTGCTCCAACCGGCAGGCTACGAGGGTCCGGAGACGCTGCCGCTCGGCGCCGTCGTCTGCATCGCCACGCTCGCCGAGTGCATCTCCACCAATCACACTCAATTCCCCGAGGACTCGCCGAAAGACTGGCTGGCCTTCGGGGACTTCGGGCCTGACCGCTGGGCCTGGAAACTTACCAACATCAAGCGCCTGGATCCGCCAATCCCGGCGCGCGGCTATCAGAACTTATGGGACTGGGATGCGCCGCCGGAGGTGCTGGCGCTTCTGTAACCACGGGGGTTCAACCGATGGCGATCAACCGGAAACGATTCCAGGAGTTAGATGCCCTGATCCGGGGCGGCTACGGTGACATGAAGCAGGACGACATTCCGGACGAGGTGCTCGATGCCGTCGAGGCCGGTGAGGAAGTCCCCTTCCGCGGGCCTAACCGGGACACAAATTTCTGGCGCCCGATCGACGCGGCGCCGGTCCGTCCCCCGCCCAAGCGGCGCTCCCATGAGAAAAAAAAACGAGTGATCACCCAGTCCCAGCGCGACCGGATTAACGCCCGCGCCAGGGCCCGGTGGAACTACCGACCGCCCCGAAAGATAGAAAGGAACCCAGAACAATGCCCGTCCTTACCGTGCTCGGAGTAACTCCCGAGACACTTACTCTCAGAGGCAAGAAGAACGCCTTCATGCTGACAATGACGGCCAGCGGAGACATCTCCGCCAAGCTCGCCGAGATCATGGGTTGGGAGAGCCTGCTCTATGACGACGGCACGCTCCGCGAGAACTGGGATTCGATCGAGCTCGAAAGCTCGGTCGGCTCCGGAGAGATGGTACTTACTCCCAACGGCAGGGACGGCAAGAGCCGCGCACTTACTATCAACATCAGCGGCGCCGAGAACTTTAAGGCCGTCCGCAAGGGCGGTGATAACGGCGATCAAACGCGGCTCACCTTCAAGATCAAGACCGCGGTCGAGAACGGCGAGGCCGTCCTGGGCGCCTTCTGGCGGGAGAATCAGAACGTCGTTTGCAGGATGCGGATCTCTTACGCCGTCCAGGCTAAGTTATTCGAGCCGCCGACAGATGAAGAGGCCAGTCGGCAGATGAAGATACCGGGGACCGAGGAGGAGTAAAGTTGAACTCCTGGAAGGTCGAAGTAATCGCCGACGACAGTGATGTCTGGTGCACGAATGCCATGCGCTACGCCACCGAGGTGGCCGCCCTCGCGGCGGGCATGAGTCTGGCGAACCGCTGGACGCTCGTCAGGGCGTGGCGCGTGGTCGAGAGCGAGGACATGCCCAATGAGGTGGATCCTCTGGCTGCTGCTGCTGAAGCTGACGTGCCGACTGAATAAGAGGCTACAAGGAAAATAAATGGAACCAATCATGCAGTTCTTCGCCTACGAACACTTACCCGCTGCCCTTCAGGAGGTAAGTGCCCCCTTCGGCAAACTCGCCGAGGCGATCGTCATAACCCTGCCGCGGAACCCGGAGCGCACCGTGGCTCTGAGGAAACTGCTCGAAGCAAAGGATTGTTGTGTGCGCGCCAAGCTCTACCAGGAACCAGAGAAATGAGGGCCATTGATCTCGTGGGGCAGCGTTTCGGCAGGCTCCTCGTCATGGAACGGGGAGCTAATTCGCCGGGCGGAAAATGCCGCTTCTGGTGTGTCTGCGACTGCGGAGTAAAGAAAGAAATTCTCAGCACGAGTCTAATGAGCGGCAAGAACAAGTCCTGCGGTTGTTATCGCGTTGAATTCGGGAGAAGGATCGGGGCGTCTAACCTGACGCACAAGATGATCGATACGTCTGAATATCAATGCTGGGCGAACATGAAAGACCGTTGCCACAACAGCAGGAATAAGTCGTACCGCCGCTACGGCGGACGTGGCATCCAGGTTTGCGAGCGGTGGCGCGACAGTTTCGAATCGTTCCTGGAAGATATGGGGCGCAAGCCCGGTCCCGAGCTTTCCATCGAACGCAAGGACAACAACGGGCCTTACGAAAAGAGGAATTGCATGTGGGCAACCCGCTCTCAGCAACAGCGAAACAAGAACCCGTTCAAACACCAATCAAAAGATGCGGCTGTTCGTGCCAAACTCTACCAAGATCCCCAAGGCTAAGTCCGAGCCCGAGGAAAGGTTCAATATCGCTTGGCGATCGCTTGGCGGCCCGAAGCCCGAGCGGGAGTACCGATTCTGCGAGCGTAAGTGGCGCTTTGACTTCGCGTGGCCGGAGGTGCGGATCGCGGTGGAGATCGAGGGCGGGATCAACGAAGGGAAGCGCCGCGGCTACCACATGCGCAAGGAAGGGTTCCTCAAGGACGCCGCCAAGTACAACCGCGCAAGCATCCTGGGCTGGAGGGTATTTCGATTGGCGCCTTCCCAGATCCAACCGGCGGCGCTCGAGGAAATCATTACCGAGGTGAGGCGTTCCCGTGCCGCAGGCTCACCGGCCGCGTGGTGGGCCGAAAAGACGCCCTGACAACGACAGGTTGACACTATGGTATTCCCAAGAATCGTGACCGATCCAACGACCTCCTCGAACAAGCTCTACTTCATGCCGCAAGACGTGGCGGCGGCGCTGGGCCGACTCTACCTTAAGCTGTACTGGGGCGAGATCACCCAGAGCGAATACGATGAGAAGGCCCAGATCATCGTCGACGGCGCCAGAACCCGGATCGGTGTGATCCGGAACATAGGTGGATGATGGAAGACAAAGAGATACTTGAGCGGGTCCGCGAGGCCATCGCCTGCCTGGACGAGGCCGCCTGGGCCACCCAGATGAACACGCGCGAGCAGCGCAAGCTGCACACCCGCATCCAGGACGCTGGCGACCGGCTGGTCGAGGTGCGCGAAGAGCTCCAGGTGCGGATCCAGGCCAGGGAAGACCTCCTCCGTGTGCTTGATCGTAAATCGCCGTAAACCTCTTGCGCAACGTTGAGCTAAGATGGTAGTGTAGATCGTCGACTCAAGCGGCTCGGACTGATCCCCAAGCCGTGTCGATGGAATTAGCCGGGGTTCCACGGCGGTGCTGCCCTTAACAGCGCCGCCCCCGGTGAGCCTTAAGGGGGCACTATGAAAGCATCGAACGGCGCGTCGTCTGACGGGCCAACCATCAAACCAATCGAGACCGTCTACCGCGGGCACAGAATGCGCTCGCGCCTGGAGGCCCGCTGGGCCGTCTTCATGGACTGCCTCGGCATCGAGTGGGAGTACGAGAAAGAGGGCTATGACCTCGATGGCGTCTGGTATCTGCCCGACTTCTGGCTCCCGAAGCAGGGCATGTGGATGGAGGTCAAAGGTTCCGAGACTGGCGACTGGAAAAACAAAGCTGAGAGGTTGTCTTTACTAAGTGGGCATCCTGTAGCGGTGTTCATAGGTGACTGCGCTCCAGTTAGTCATGCTTCTCCAGGGTTCAGGAATACGGCTAGGATCGCGCGGGATGGCGTGTGGCAACACCACGCGGGCTGCTGGGTGATGTGCGAAAACTGCAGCCACTGCGAGATCAACGGGCACCGTGATGGCGCATGCCCAGGGCAATTCTGCTCTGGGAATATAACTTACTTCTTCTCTTTCGATGGACACTCCCCCAGGATACTAACCGCGTTTGCTATAGCGAAGCATGTTAGATTGGACGACCGTGAATTCATGGAGAAACTAAGTCCAGCGGCACTTACAGACTACACGGCGAGCGCCGCCGCGAACAAGATGATAGAGATTCTCTCATCCGACTTCGCCAGGGCGAAGTTCTCCTCCTGCGCAGAGTCCCTCTATGAGGACGTGAACGAGGAAGGGCCGAATTCATTTAACCCAGCCATAGCAGATTAGGCCACCGAAGTGAACGAAGACAATCTGTCTCGCGGCTACGTCGCTCTGTACCGGAGCGTCATCGACAACCCGTTCTACACCCAACTCCCAGGCGATTACTTCAAAGTCTTCATCTTCTGCCTCGTCCGGGCCGCCTATAAGCCGCGCCAATACTGGAACGGCCACGCTATGGCGGACCTCCCGATCGGGGCGTTTGTCGCCACGGTAGGCGAAATAGCGGCGAAAACTGGGGTTTCACAATCGACAGTCAGGAGGGCACTCCAGGCGCTTGAAAACAGCCAGATGGTCGTCACCAAATCGACAAACAAATTTTCCCTGTATACCGTTGTGAACTTTGAGGCTTACCAGAACGGCAGTCTCATGACCGACAAACAAACGGCAAACAACTGGGCAGACAAACGGCAAACAAGTGAGCAAACAACTGAGCAGTCCACCGACAAACCACCGACAAACCACCGACAAACATCTGTAATAAGGGAAGAAGGGAAGAAGAAGCTACAGCCGGTTCCTGCGGACCCGGCGGCAGTTGAGGCGGAGCCCTCCCTTCCCAAGTTCGATAGCGACAAGTTCTTCATGGAGCAGTGGTGGCCGATCGTCTGGTCGAAAGCAAATGCCAAGAAAGCGGCAAGGAAGGCTTGGAACCGGATCGTCAAGGACGAAGCCAAGGCCAACTTCCTCACCGAAAGGGCCAAGCTGCTAGGCCCCCGTTACCTCGCGACTGCCGAAAAAACCGGAAGTACACCGCTATACCCGAGCACATGGCTTAACGACGAGCGGTTCGAAGACGAGCCCTTGCTGCCGGGGTTCGACCCGCCCCCCGATCCGGCCGAGGAAGCCGCCAAGCAGAAGCGAATCCTGGCCGCGATCAATCGTGACCTCGAAGAGCGCGGACTCCCCCCGCAAGAAAGTTTATGACAGAGCAAACCCTCCGAACCCTAAACCAACTGCTTCCCAATTTGCCCGAGGCCGTTGAAACCGAGAAGCTGGTACTTGGAGTCCTCCTGGACGATCCGGACGCCACCAGCGCCATCCTGGCGCTAGAGCGGGACGATCTATACCTCGAGCAGCACAAGCGAATCCTCGATGCCGCCCGCTGGTGCGCCGACAACGGCCAAGAGGTCTCGCTCACCTCGGTCAGCCAGCGGCTCAGCGACATGCGCCACCTCGAAAGCGTGGGCGGCCTCTCCTACCTGAGCGGGCTGGTGATCGTGCCGAAGGTACTCGACCTCGAAAGCTACCTCGGCCACCTGCGGCTCAAGTCCACGCTCCGGCGGGCCGCGATCGCCCATGCCAAGTTCGCCGAGGAGTGTTGCATGCCGGGCGCCGGTGCGGAAGTCCTGGCCTCGGCCGAGGTGTTTATGAGGGATCTCGGCTCTCGCGCCAGGACAAGGCCCGGCCCGCGCGGGTTTGAAGAGCTCCTCGACGCTGAGTATGGCGGCAGTTTTGCAAAATTCCTGGAGGCTCCCAAGCGTGCAGCCGTGCCGACTCCCTGGAAAAGTCTCAACAAGTTGCTGACCGGCGGCGGGTTCATGCCCGGCCAGTTGGTGGTGATCGGGGCCCTGCCGGGCCTGGGCAAGAGCGCCGCGGCGGCAATGATCGCCCGCTTCGCCGCCAGCCAGGGCGTGATCATCTTCTCGCTCGAGATGGACGCTCGGGACATCTGGCTCCGCATGATTGCCTCGCACGCCGAAGTCCCCTTGCAACCGCTCAGCGAGGGCGTGAAATTCGAGGACGAGGCCGCCCGGCGCCGGATCGCGGCGGCCGGGAGCGAACTGTCCAAGTTCCCCCTGCGGATCGACGACTGGAGCGGATCGAACGTGGCGGCGATCATCGCGGCGGTCAAGCGGGTCAAGGAGGTCAAGCTCGTCATCGTCGACTACCTGCAACTCCTCAAGCCGCTGCACAAGGTGAGCAACCGCGTCGAAGCCGTGGGCGAGCTCAGCCGCGGCCTGAAGCTGGCCGCCAACGAGTTGAAGCTCCCGTTCGTGGTCCTCTCCCAACTCAACCGGGAGACCGCCAAGAACGACCGGCCACCGGAGCTCTACGACCTGCGCGAATCTGGCTCCATCGAGCAGGACGCCAATACCGTGATGTTCCTGCACGCCAACCAGAAGGAGTTGCGTGCGGCGATCGACAACCACCGGCCCAACGAGATAGACCTGATTGTCCGCAAGCAGCGCAATGGCAGGACGGGGACCGTGAAACTTGTGTTCACGCCGTCCACGATGCGGATTGTAGAGGGGGCGTAGGCCCCCATTTTTGATGGAAAAAGAAAGGAACCAAAATGAGCAAGAGTTTTCCGAACTTGAATGAACTGTGGGAGAGGACGTACGAGGCGGAGCCGCCGACGCAATGGGCGTTCGATGGCGGATTCTGGAAGGTCTCCCCGGACGGGGAGGCCCTTATGCTGTACCTCCAGAAGACGGCGGAGAGCGAGCCGTACGAGATGTACGACATCGAGCTCAGCCGCTGCCAGACGGTCGCCGGGCTACTGGACGCGGTCGTCCAGCTACACAACAAAACCTGGATTGCAGAAGACAACCTGAGCGCCTTCCTGCGGGCAGTCGCTTACGT